GGCCCAGATGACATCATCGCCATCGAGCGCGAGGCCGCAGCGCCATACGAGCACATCCTGCGATACAAGGCATGGCAGTGGGAAGGGCCAGAGGCAGGCGACGCACTCATCGACGGCTGGCTCCTTGAGCAAACATTGCGTCAGCGGGCCGACGCCCTCGCTGACCAGTTGGCGGAGGCGCTGCGGGCGTTGACATGCGACGGCAACGGTGAGCCGAACGCCTTGCGTCCCGACTTCCCCGATGGTGGAGACATCGTCTTGCGCTGGCCGGGGAACAAGGCGGATTGGGAGGCTGCTCACGCCGCCCTCGCCGCCTATGAGGAGGCCCGTAAGTGACCGTCGCCCCTCGCTGTGCCCACCGCTTCGTGGATGGGCGCCAGTGCCGCAACCGCGCACGCGAGTCGGGGGTATGCGGCACCCACCTCTATCGTGCCCTCGCTGACCGGTTGGCCGAGGCGCTTCGGCACGAACGCGACACCAATGGCATCACCGAAGTAGGGCTTCATGCCCTCGCCGCCTATGAGGAGGCCCGCAAGTGAGCAGTAACAAGCGCATCGTCAAGGACATCCCTGCGGGTACCAAGTACGATCCCGCACCGGCGCCCAACCGATCGACCAGCAGCAAGTTCTATCAGGGGAAGGCACAGGCGTGGTGCTATCTGCATTCCTGTGAGCACACGTGGGCCGAACATTTGGTCACGGAAGCTGACGGGGAACCACATGAGGTCAGGCCGCTGGGGCGTCCTGGCCAGTCCGAGGTCGTGGGTCATGGCTAAGGCTAGGGCCACCGTCTGGGTCACGGTCTCGGACACCATGGTGTGCTGGGCTGCTCGGGCCCATGAGCCCCCGGGTTCGTCGGGAAGTCCTCGGCGATCCTATCCACAGGGCGGCCCAGCCACCTCCAACACGTTCGGCCTGTGAGCGATGTTCCGTGGGAGGTCTGGTTGTTGGTGTTCGTCGTCGCTTCCGGGATGGTCATGGCCATGAGGCCACGCCGGTGAGCATCTAACGGCGAAAGAAGGAGGAGAGATGGGCGAAGAAGAGCGATACGAGAAGCTGTTCGTCATAAGCCTTGGCATCCGCATGGATGAGGCTATCGCCATCCTGCTGATCATCGACATGGCCGAGGACGAAGCTCGTTGTCATACCGTCGATGAGTCTCCGCGCTCTGACCTGCTCATCCATCGTGGTCACTGCGGCCTCAAGCGCTGCGGCTATCTCAGTGGCGTCATCCGGGGCATGTTCATGCAGATCGAGGACAACAAGAAGTCCAGGGAGGAGGATGGGCCCGACGCTTCACTCGTTGCCTATAGCACAGGCTCTGATCTGATCAACTGAACTGATATGAAAAGACAAAACGATAGATATGCGCGATATATACCGATATATCGCCAAAAATGGGGACATATGGAATAAAACTCCAAAAAACACCCCAAATATCAAAAAAAGCAATTCAAAAGGAGGGACGGATGTGGGAACACCCTCATGCCAGTGCGAGGGATGCAAGTTCCTTGATACACGGTTGGGGCATGCGTTGCTTGATTACGCCGTGGGTTTCATCAGCGAGATCGCATCTACGGTGCGACAGGGCAAGGCAAAGGCCGATGATGAGCTGCATGTCCAGTTCCACGGTCCTGATGCCGACAAGCCAGATCCGCTGCTCCCGGGGCGACAGGGCAAGACACTGAGTACCTTTGACGGGACTGTCGGCGAGGTTGCCGACATGGTTCACATCCCCATCGCACAACGACCGGACTTGGATACCCTGCGAGCCGTTTACTGGAACGACCCTGTCGTCCAGGGGCTCCTGGATTGGATGGAGGTCCGCTATGCCAAGTAGCTCCAAGCACAACATGACGCTCAGGCTCAATGCCACTGGTTCGTCGCAGCCGTACGTCACGCTCAACACGAGCTACAACAGCCAGGGCGAGAAAGAGGTGAGCTTCGATCCCAAGACCGTCTCCTGGGAGGAGCTGGCCAAGCTATACGCGGATGACGACCTTCTGCGTACGCTTTTCTCGATGATGGGTGAGTGGTCCAAAAGTTCTCCCTTTGACTACTTCCTCAGGCTGGACCCAACCTGGACCGGCACTGGCACGTGGACCGGCACCTTCACCACCACTACCGGCACCAGCAGCGGCACTTACGGCATCGGAGGTACGAGCCTTACGACAAAGCCAACGACTTCTGGCGCGTCGATATCAGGAAACGATCATGGGGGGAACAATCTCACCTACGAAGCCGTGGATGCCACCAGCGTCATCAACGACATCAAGCTTGCCGGGGTATCTATCTCTGCTCCAACAGATGGTCCGATCTCTGCATCCATGAATTTCCGATCCATCCGGGATGACAAGGCATGACCAAGACGATGCCCATGCGTGTGTTCTTGCGGGGCGGCTACAAGGACATCACCGAGCTCACCGTCATCACCAATCATGGCCGCCCTGTGGCGACTTGGATGCCACAAAAGCATGCTGGGCCACGCAAGATACGGGGTGTAGACTCGAAATCAGCCCACACCCCGAGCACGGGGAAATAGACCATGCAGAGTTTCGTCATGGTCGAGAAGACGTTCCATGGCAGCCATTCACTCCCGGATCACTTCTTGTGCGGCGGCGCATGCGGTCATACCTGGACCGTACGTGTCACCGTCACCGGTGATGAGGATGCTGATCGATATGGCGCAGTCGTGGAAGAGGATGAGCTGCTCAGGGCGATGGAACATGCGACCTGGGTGGAGTTGAATGGTCGGGATATCTCGACCATGGTCCGCCCGAGCCATGCTTCCCCCACCGGTCTGGCGCACTGGTTCTATGAACGCCTGGCGTCCAAGTACGAGGTAACAGAAGTAGAGGTATGGCTGGACAACGGGCTCGGAGCCAGGATATCGGCCCCGTAACGCTCGTCCTCTCGGAGTGCGAGCCCAACCCCTGGAACCCCAACAAGATGGACGCCTTCACGTATTCCAAGGTCATCGACAGCCTGTTGGAGTACGGGTTCATCGACCCCATCACCGTGCGCCCACATCCGGTGATGCGGGCGACCGGCAAGGGTCCGATGTGGCAGATCATCGATGGTGAGAACCGCTGGAAGGGGGCGCTCGACCTTGGCATGAAGAATGGTCCGGGGTTCAACCTGGGGACCATCGATGACACGCAGGCGATGAAGCTCACCATCGTGCTCAACGAACTTCGTGGTCAATATGACCCTCGTGAGATGAGCGCCCTGCTCGCCAAGCTTATGGAGTCCGAGGACCCTATCGAGCTTGCCAAGAGCCTTCCATTCACCGAGATCGCCCTCAAGGGCATGATCGGGCTCGATGACCTCCAGCTGGAGGGCTCGTCCATCCCCATGGCGCTACAACGCGGTGAGGCCCTGCAAAAGCAGCGGCAGAACTGGGTAGAGCGCCTTTTCCGTCTGACCGTCGAGGCCAACGGTGTCCTGCAGTCCGCGCTCGATAAGGCGAAGGACGGCGAGGACATCAGCGATGCACAAGCACTTGAGCTCGTCGCAGCGGATTTTCTCTCAGGAGACTAAATGGGACGCCCAAGGACATGGGACTCCATCAGGATCGAAAAGGACTATGTGACGAGCAACCTCTCATTGAGAGAGATCGCTCGTCGCAATGGCATCTCCCACTCCTCGTTGGCAAAACATGCGCGCGATAACGACTGGGAGGGGAAGCGCATCGCCTACAAGGCGGCGTTGTCTCGGCGTGGATATGAGGCGATGGCTGCCGAGATCGCCTCACAGGAAGGTATCATCCGTGAAGAAAGTCTTATCGTGATGCGAGCGACGCTGCGTAAATACGCAGAAGCCCTGGCCGCAGGGAATGTCGCTATCACCACGAAGGACGCAGTGGAAGCGATCAAGACGATCGCCTTCCTCATGGGTGAACCGAAGGACGGTAGACAAAACGACGCAGCCGATGCCAGGCCCGTCAACAAGCCAGATGCCGAGCACCTCCGCAGAATTGCAGAAGCTGCTCGCCGACAGCTCGCTGGACCCAGCGTTCTGGGAAGACCTGCTGCGGAGGGCGAACCGAGAGCTCGCCCCAACTGACCCGTTCGCCTATGGGGAATACGTCTTCGGCCTGGAGGCGGCCCCACACCACAAGGAGATGGTCGGCTTCCTGCTCGACCTCATCGATAACCAGCAAAACGGGGTCATCCTCGAACCCCGTGGTCATGCCAAGACCACCTGGGCCAACACCATCTTCCTTTCGTGGTGGATCGCCCTGCACAAGAACATCCGTGTAGGGCTCATCAGCAACACCGCCAAGCAGAGCAACGCGTTCTCCCGTGCCATCCGTTGGACGCTGCAGCAGAATGAGTACTTTCACGACCTCTTCGGGGACCTGACAGGCCAGAAGTGGACGGATGTGGAGTGGATCCAGAAGGGCTCCGATCTTTACGGCACCAAGGACGTCACGGTCTACAGCGCTGGCGCTGGTGGCGCGATCATCTCCAAGCGCTTCGACCTTATCCTTTGTGACGACATCCTGGACGAGGAGAACACTGCCAACCCGGAACAGCAGGAGAAGATCGAGACCTGGTTCTGGAAGACGCTGAAACCGGCACTTGTGCCCGGCGGCAGCATGATCGTCATCGGGACGCGCTGGAGCGAGGGCGATCTCTACGAGAAGCTCATCGAAGACAAGAAATGGCCGTCCCTGCGCAAGGGTGCCATCTACTATCCCTGCGAGATCTGCAAAGAGCATTTCTTCAGCACGGAAAGCCTGGAAACGCACTACGCCAAGAAGCCGTCGTGTAGCAAGGGCAAAAAGGTCGAGCAGACCGCCCTATGGCCAGCCGTCTGGCCGTTGGTGAAGCTGGAACAAGAGCGGCGAGACATGGGCAGCGCCATGTTCGCTTGTTCCTATCTCAACGACATCAGCGGCCTCATGGAAGGCTTCATCTTCAAGAAGGAATGGTTCCAGCACTTCGACAAGCTTCCGACAGGGCATAAGTACCGTTACAAGATGGGTGTGGACCTCGCATCTTCAGAGCGGGAAGAGGCGGACTACACGTCCAGGGTGGTCATCGCCGAAGACGAAGAGATGAACGTGTATGTGCTGTCGGTCTACCGGGACAAGAGGGAGACCGGTCACCGGCAGTTCGTGCTCGATGGATACAACGCATATCCGCAGATCGAACGCATCCTGGTGGAGAACAACCAGTTCCAGTCCACGCTGGTCAAGGATCTGCTCAACACCACCAGGCTTCCCATCATCGGGAAGCGTGCGGACGTGGACAAGGTCACCAGGGCGAGGGCCGTGGCAGCTCGGTACGAAGCCCACAAGGTGTTCCATCACAAGTCGCTTGCGGGTAGCGACTTCGAGGTCGAAGAGCTCCAGTTCCCCAAGGGCCACGACGACATGATCGATGCCCTCGGGCATGCCATGGAGACGGGTGGTGGGGCCTTCTGGTATGGAGCGCTCGGATGAAGACATTGGAGTTCCGTGACGGGGAGCGAGATGTGCTCGACCACGTCGCCGACATGCTCAAGGGTGTTCGCACCTGGGAGCTGACCTATGACCAGGCCGTGGCACAGGCCCAGACCCAGCTCGTGCGCAACAAGCTCCAGCAAGCGCAACGAGACCTGGTCCGACAGCATTTCGTGAGGCAGAGACGTGGCCCTGGTTCCTAGTACCAACAATCTGCAGCAAGCTCGTAACCTGCTGCGAGTCTTGTCATCGCCACAGGGTCGAGAGGTCCTGCGGACGATGATCTACAAAAGCCCGAAAGCTTCACCGAAGCGCATCCCTGATGCTGCTGTCGCCATGACGCGCCAGTGGAATGGCAAGGTCGGGAAGAGTGATGTCAACCTCTTCCGCCATTGGGCTGAGCATTCCGAGTGGGTCGCTGGTGCGATCAATATCCGACGCAGCCAGGTCAGTTCGGCGGAGTGGGGCATCGTTCCATTCGATAACACCAGGCCGCATTCCAAGCGTTTGGCCAAACAGATCTACGACATGATGAACAGACCGAACCCAGCCGTCGATGGATTCAGGGGATTCATCGAGCCGGTCGTGGAGGACATCCTGGTCCTTGATGCTGGGTCCGTCGAGCTCGTGCGCAATCTGCGTGGTGAGCTTGTTGAGCTTTGGGGCGTGAACGGTGGTGAGGTTCGTGTCAACGCCCTCTGGGATGGTGACCCCCAAGAGCCACGGTACTTCTGGTATCCAGAAAATGCCATGGAGCAGAAGGCGTCGTGGTACAACGAAGACTTCATCTACATGGTCAGCCGTCCCCGAACATATTCGCCCGTAGGTCTGTCTAACCTAGAGACACTGAAGCTGACCATCGAGGCTGAACTCTACGGGCATGAATACAACCGGCGTCAGGTGGAAGGAGCTGCACCTGATGGCGTGATGGACCTGGGCGAAGGGGTGACCCGGGACCAGGTGAGGGAGTTCCAGTCGTTCTTCGAATCCGAAGTGGCTGGTAAGGGTGCTATCGGCTTCATCGGTGGCACAAAGGGCTCTCAATGGATCCCCTTCCGGCATACCAACCGGGAGATGCAGTTCCTGGAGTGGCAGATCTACCTCGTTCGCAAGATCGCCGTAGTGTTCGGCCTGTCACCCCAGGACCTTGGTGTCACGTTCGACGTGAACCGCTCGACAGCAGAAGTGCAGCTGCAGGTCTCTGAGGACCGTGGGCTGCGCCCGCTGATGTCGCTGATCCAGGACTACCTGACACAGGAGGTGGTCTGGGACCGGTCGTTCGGTGGACGTGACAACAACCTGGCCTTCAGGTTCACTGCGTTGAACCTCAAGGAGACCACGGCCAAGGCGAAGATCAATCAGCTCGCTCTGGCTGGCATCCCATGGAAGACCGTCAATGAAGCCCGCCTCGAAGACGGTCGAGAACCGCTTGGAGAAGAGCAGTACAACCAGTTGATGATGGTCGTCCCCACTGGCGCTGTCTCCCTGGACGACATCCCCTCTGCACGCGAGGTGTATGAGGCCAACAAGCCGACACCCACTGCGGCTCCATCACAGGAGTAACGATGGCTGCAAGCCTTTCGCTCCGCGTCTACACAGGCGCGGGCCAGACCGAATCGAGCGCCGTCACCGGTATCGACCTGATCTCTGCTGATAACGCCAGCAACTCGCTGGCGAATCGGCAGGCTAACCCCATCACCGTGGGTACCAACTCCTACGAGAAGTGGGTCAAGCTCAAGATCGATACGGCCCCGGCCAACAACGTGGACAACTTCCAGATCTGGATGGATGGCACGGTGGACACCAGCACCACGCTGAACTTCACCACCAACTACATCACGTATGCCACCCCCGTGGCGACGGCGTCCAGCAAGGCCGACACGGACATGACCAGCTATACCTCTGGCAACAAGGCCCAGTGGGATGCCGGTCCCTATACCAACACCAACGATGTGACGCGGTTCACCGTGTTCCAGCTCGTGGTGGACTCCGATGCTGGTCCTGGCAACTGGACGCAGGAGACTATCTCCTACAGCTACGACGAGACCTGATCGTGGCGACGAAGAAGAAGACCACGGTCAAGAAGCCGACCATCGAAGCCAAGAAGGTGGCCGCGCCTGAGACCCCTCGACTGGCACCTCCGCCCGGGCCGGTGGAGAGCAGGAGCGGGCATATCCACGACTACCGACCGGTCGGGTCTCTTGGCAAGGGGGCGATCATGCAGGTTTGCTCTATCTGCGCAGATACGAAACTGGTCTGATCCACAAAGGCCCCCCAGCGTGCCGGGGGGCCTTTTCGCTGTGCATATGAGGTTTCGGATGATGGATTTCGACCTTGAGCGCCAGCAGCGCTTCCTACACATCATGGCTGACCCGTGGAAGGACGTCTATGACGCGTTCCCCAGGAACGCCGAGGACAGACCCACCGGTGAAGGTTTTTACCTGAACCAGGGCATGTTCGGGGCCGTAGACGCCGAGATGCTTTACTCAGTCGTCCGCAGCGTCAGGCCCAAGCGCGTGGTCGAGATCGGCGGTGGCTGGACCACCCTGCTCATCCAGATGGCGCTCGAAGGGACCGACGCCATCCATACGGTCATCGAGCCAGCTCCGTCCGATGGCCTGCGGCAGCTTCCTGGCATCAAGCTCATGGAAGTACCAGTCGCTGGGGCCGGGGGCAAGATCTTCGAGGATCTTGAAGACGGGGACGTCCTCTCCATCGACGGCAGCCACATCTACGCCCAGTCGAGCGACGTCCAGCTCTACTTGGACTACTTCCTGCCCAACCTCAAGCCTGGCGTCCTTGTCCAGATCCACGACATCTTCCTCCCTGACGCGTATCTACCGTCGTTCCGGGATCGAGGGTACGACGAACAGGACCATCTGGCCGTGTTCCTCAATGGAAATCCCGATTGGAGCATCGATTTCGCTGGTAACTGGTTCAGCAAGCAGGCTCCTGACGAGCTAAAGGCGCAGTTCGCTTCTCACACTGATGAAAACATCGTGGGTACCTTCTGGATCTCCAAGGGCGAGAGGAAGGTCGCGCCAAAGGTAAGCAAGACCAGGAAGAAGACGGTGACACGCTCGTTTGTCGCTGAAGCAGCGGTCGATGGGCCACATGAGTTCAGGGTCAACCGTGGCGGTGTGAACTGCATCGACTGCGGAAAGCCGGAAGACGAAGGCATGCACGCGTGAAGGATGTCCTCGTCACCGGTGGCAACGGGTTCATCGGGAGGTACGTCGTTGAAGAGCTCCAAAAGCGAGGGAAAGCAGTCTCGGTCCTGGACCGTCACATGCACCGCAGTGATGGTGGACCCAGCGGTCGAAAAGGGGATGTTGATCTCTTCTTCGGTGATGTCAAAGATGCTGGACTGGTATCTGAAGCCGTTGCCCACGTGGATGGGGTCATCCACCTCGCCGGTGTCCTCGGCACGCAAGAGACAGTTGCTCACCCAAGGGCAGCCGCCGAGACCAACATCCTCGGCGGGCTCAACGTCATAGAGGCGTGTGCGCAGTACGACGTGCCCCTGATCAACATCGCAGTGGGCAACTACTGGATGAACAACACCTACTCGATCACGAAGAACAGTATCGAGAGGTTCGTGGAGATGACCAGGAAGTATCGGGGCAAGGCGATGGGCAGCGTTCGCGCGCTCAACGCCTACGGACCCCGCCAGGTGCCGGTTCCTCCATATGGCCCTTCACGGGTCCGCAAGATCCTTCCCAGTTTCATCTGCCGCGCCCTGTCCGACGAACCGATCGAGATCTACGGGGATGGACAACAGGTCATGGATATGATCTGGGTCGCCGACGTCGCCTTCATCCTCGTCTCTGCCCTCGAACACCTTGATATGCATGGCAACATCGAGACCATCGAGGCTGGGACCGGGCGGGCGACGACCGTCAATGACATCGCCGATGCCGTCCACGTCGAGGTTCTCACCCAGGCAGATATCGACGCTGACATCAAGCACTTGCCGATGCGCCCGGGAGAGGACGAAAGGGCGATCGTGAAGGCAGATACGTCGACGCTTGAAGTACTTGGCATCAAGCCAGACAAGCTCATGCCCCTGGAGCAGGGTGTAGCGGAGACCGTGACCTACTTCATGGAGTACTTGAGTGATCGTTGACTGGTTCCTGTACGAGCCCCACAGGGAGATGGAGCTCCAGTGTCGCTTGTTCGAACTCGAAAACGTCGTAGACCGCCATATCGCGCTCTGCCCTGACGCGGTTGACCCCACCAGTCTTCACCGGTATCGAACCTATCCTCTTGATGCATTCCCGATGGAGGACCTCAGGGGGTTGTGGCAGGAGTTCGGCAGTGAAACGTCTTTTGTCATGGGAAAAATCTCGGAGATCCCTCGAAGAAGCATCGTGGAAGGGTTTTCTTTCACCAAGCCCGCTGTCTTGAAGGCTCCCAAGCTCGTCTACAGCGTGCATTACCGCCACGAGCGCTCTGTCTTCAGTTCTATCATCGGAAAAAAGAAGCATTTTAATAAGGGCATGATCGCTTCTCTGGAGAAGCGCAGGTCCTATGAGGCCATCGATGATGGTGGCTGGGTGCTGGACTGGTTTGGGGGTGAAGTTCAGCTTCAGAAGCTGCTCTCGGAGCATGAGGAACCAGCGATACGAGATGCTCGCAAGGCCATCGCCGAAAAGTACCCACGCGAGCACATCAGTCCTCTTGGTGAGCTGCTGATACCACACGATGGAGATACGCCCAGGTGGCACATCATGGGCCATGCACCCAACAGCTGGGACCTTGAATGGTGAAAAAGATCCTCGTCACTGGAGGAGCTGGCTTCGTCGGTCAGCACACCATCGACCGGCTTGGTGGATCAGGCTTTGCCGTTTCTGGGGTAGATAAGGTCTGGAGCGACAGCTGGGGTATCGATCTGGCAGAAGAGGGTGGTGCCGAGCGGGCCTTCGATTTCTTCCAGCCTGATGTTGTCATCCATCTTGCAGCTACCTGCTCGACGCCCGCCTCGATCGAGCGTCCCATGGAGACATTCCGGGATACCGTGATGACTGCTGTCAGCGTCCTAGAGGCGTGCAGGTGGGACCAGACGCCCATCCTCATCACATCATCGGTGAAGGCCCGTGATGGAAAGACCCCGTACGGGGCTGCCAAGCGCATGGTCGAGCTGTGGGCGCAGGAATATGCCGATGCTTACGACATACCCGTCATCATCAACAGGCCGGGCACCATCTACGGCCCCGGCCAAGAGGGCAGTGCTGAGTCTGGATGGATCGCTTGGTTCCTGAGGGCCAAGGATGAAGGCATCAGGGTAACGGTCAACGGAGATGGGAAGCAGATACGTGACCTGCTCCATGTATACGACTACGTGGATCTCATGGCTTATCAGCTCAACGACTTCGAGCGCTTCACTGGCACTATCTGGGATGTGGGAGGGGGAGTCGAGAACGCCGTTACCGTGGAGGACATGGTCGAGCATCTTGGCTTGGCGCACGACCATGGTCCAGATCGCTATGGCGACGCTCCTGTCTACATCGGCGAGAACCTGGTTCCCGGTTGGCAACCGAGGATCGGGTGGAGGGAATCAGGGTTTTTTGGATGAGCGTCAAAACACTGAAGTATCACGTGTGGGAAGACGGATTCGGCATCTTTGACCTGGGGCTGGAAGCGACTCACGAGGAAGTGAAATGGTTTACGAAGATGCTCAACGAGAACGCTGACCATGACATCGCTTTAGGGGGTGGCGTTTTCGAGGTCATCGAACATCCAGGACCTTTTCGCAAGGGCGCTGTCATCAGGGAAACGATCCTTGAGAGCTTTTTCCAGGACAAGGGAACCTAATGATCATCTGTGCCGGTTTCGTGAACAGCGGGACGCGGCTGCTTCACAAGATCGTCAGGTATGACCTCGGCTTGAGGGCCGTACATCGCTCCTACCCGCACTGGGAGAAGTTGTGGGACTGGAGGGACTATCCCGACGACATCACATGGGTCGCCATCCACCGAAGGCCGGATGTGGCTATCCCGGCTGCACACAAAGCGGGTCATCCTGGTGTACGCAAGAACATCAGGCGAGACCCACCGGCGACGATCGAAGAGATCACGTATTGGTATCAGCGCTGGTGGAAGATGGCGGCTGACATGCCAGCGATCTGGATCTGCTATCGGGATCTCGTAGCGCGACCACAGCAAGTCGTCGGTCATCTAGCGAGAATCTTGGGATGTGAGGGTGATTACGAGCTTCGTCAGATCAGGGATGAGAACGCTAAGTGGTTAGATCCTGCGCCATCTTGATACCCAGCCTGAACCGTTCACAGTACATAGCCGATGTCGCGCAAAACGTTCATGAGGCTACCCCAGAGGAACACCGCATCTACTGGTGTGTCGGGGATGAAGCCTCCAGGAACGTGCTGGATGATCTCGGAGAGGACTATCTGTGGGACGGTGAAGTGGCCGACAAGCGATACGTCACCCGTATGAATAAGCTGTGTCGCTATGTGGAAGAGGCGGACATCTTCTTCGGCTCCGACGACGTGATACACGAAAAGGGTTGGTTGACAGCCGCCAGACGCGTCCAGGATCAGGGGTATCCGGTCGTGGTCGTCAATGACCTGCGGAACCCCTCTGGGACACAGGCCCTCATGCTTACATCCAACCTTGCCGAAGCCTGCTTCGATGAACCAGGCGCGGCCTTCCATCACGGATACAAGCACAACTTTGCCGATACCGAGCAGTTCATCACCGCTCGCTTGCAGGGAAAGCTCGCGCGGGCCATGGACTCCATCGTGGAGCACCTCCACCCCCGCTCGCATGACCAGTTCTTCGAGCGCAAGCATGCTGATAATCGACCGCTAGATCGCACATATACCGATGCCCAGGACCACTGGGAACACGATGCGGCTCTCTTCAACAAGCGAATGCGTCTTCTGCAGATCAAGTATGGCTGAACCACT